CTTGCCGCCGCCGATAGCCTCGAACATGAGCTTGTTCGCCATCTTCGACGGGATCTTCAGGAGCTGGGCTTGATCCTCGTTGCGGCGGGCATGCGGGTTGTAGTCGTCGGGCATAGCCGGGTTCGACCGACGCGGATCACGATGGGCATTGAACAGCATGGCGAGCAGGGACGATGTGCGGCGCCATTCCTCGGCTCCTCGTGCCTCGGCCATCTCCAGGAGCTCGCGCAGCGTGAGCGGGCCGGGATCGACACCGACCTTTCCGGCCGCCTGATAGATCATCTCCCAGATTTCCGCCGAGGTCGGCACCGGGCGATTGATCTTCGGCTTCGGAGCACCGGGGCGCGGCGACGGGAAGAACGCCAGGATGTCGCCATCGAGCGCCTCGGCCGCAGCCAGCAGTATCCCCTTGCCGGTCAGGGCCGCACCGAAGTCCTCGTCGGTCATGCCACGCAGGTCGGCCTGCGGCAGGCAGACCGCATAGAGGACGTTGGTGAGAAGGGCCAGATCCGAACCGAAACGACTCAGCAGGTTTGAGTGAATGGCCTCGAACAGGTCCACCCCGACGACGCCACGGACGCGCCTGACCGCAGCGACGTCGATCGCCACGGTCCAGATGCGTCCTTGGTTGTCGCGGAATACCTGCATGATCGGGATCCTTATACCGGGTCGCTGGGGCCGGTGGCGGTCCACTCGACAGTGCGGTCGGTGTCGGCGTGGGGCTTGACGGCAATGGTGATCTCCATGACGCCGGAGTTTGGCTCGGCGCGGGGGCAGGAGATGACCTGGAAGTCGGCGTCGATGCCGGCGCCGCCCTCCTCGTCAAGGACGGCCAGGGCGATGGCGGTTCCCTCGGTGAAGGAGTTGCGCAGGGCCTGATAGAAGGCGTCGGAGCCGTCAGCGTTCATCTTCCAGTCGACGGAGCAGTCCTTGAGGCCGCGCAAGTAGGCCTTGTATCCGCCGTGGGCGCGGGTGGAGGCGTCGACCTCGTCGGCCTTGAGGTCGAGGGTGAGGTCGCGGATGTTCTCGGCGGGGGTGTCGGCCTGGGCTTCGGCGGCGCCGTAGTACAGCCGACCTTCGATTCCAATCCTGGGCATGGTTCAATCCTCCTGGATGATGGTTCGTTGTGGGTTAGGTCGGCAGGCCGGATCCGCCGGACCAGACCATGAGGCCTGCGGCCCCGGCGTGGGGCTTAGCGGTGATCTTCACGGCCATGACGCCGGAGTTGGGCTGGGCCTGGGCGAGGCCCATGATCTGGAAGTCGCCAAAGGCACCCTCGCCAGCGGTGGTGTCCAGGCACTTGAGGGCGATGGCCGTGCCGTTGAGGAACGAGGCCAGGCAGGCCAGGATGAAGGCGTCTTCGGCGTCCCAGTTGGATTCCCATTCGATGGAGAAATCCTTGAGTCCGCCGAGGTAGGCCTTCCATCCGCCATGGGCGCGAGTGGTGGCGTCGACCTCGTCCCGCTTCGGGTCGAAGGTCACGTCGCGGACGTTGGTGGCCTCGGTCGCAGCCGCGCTGCCGGCGATGCCGTAGGAAAGCTTTCCGTTGATTCCGGTGCGTGGCATGGTTCAGCCCAGCCTTTCTGTTTATTTCGTTGCGTGTTGTGCGTCGAGCTCAAGAAGGTATGCGGAGCACGTGGAATCGGCCGCGACCGGCCGGAATCCCGTGGGACGGTAGATGACATCGTTGATGTTGAGGGCAGAGCGCGGCCCGTTCGGGGGGATGAAGAGGTCGGCGGCGGAGTCGAGCAGTGTCCAGATGGCGACAGCCTTCTTCTCGGCAGTCGCTTCGAACGGGGCGACCAGGAGGATGCCGGGGGAGACATCCCGGACCGAGACGGTGGGATCGTAGTCTCCGGGGCCGAGGCAGACGACGGCGGCGGGCAGCCGGGACAGCGTCGGGATGAACTTGTAGAGCTGCTCATGGCTGGTGATCGCGGCGACGCGAACTTCGCGGCAGATGGCGGCGGTTTCGATCAGGTCCTTGAGGTCCTGGGCCATTTCGTTCAGGGTGCGTGCGGCCATGGTCAAATCCCCCTTCCGGCTGCGCGAAGTTCGCGATCCAGCCACCACAGGGCCTCGCCGATGCCGATGCCCTCGATCTCGGGGACGGTCGGGAACCAGGGATCCGGCTTCTGCGTGACCTTGGTGCGGAGCACGAACAGCGGATGGAACCCCACGCCCGGCTCGTCGTAACCCAGGATGCCGATGGTGTCGGCCTTGTCGGACGGCAGGACGAACAGGTCGCGGCCGCCAGCCGCGAACTCGCCTGCGGTCTTGCCTTTCGCCTCGTCGGAGATCGGAATGGTGAGGGCGCGGCGGTTCTTCGGCCGGATGGTTCCGCCAAACTGCTTGTGGGCGGCGACGGGGTGATCGTTGTAGACGATGGCGGAATCGTCGGAGACCATGGTGACGGCGGTGCGGTCGGCAAGCTCTCGCCAGAACGAGCGGCCGCCCTTGGCGCGGGCGTTCATCCGCGCGAGCCTGGCGACCCTGCCTGCCCAGGTCTTGATGAACGGGCGCGTCCGCTTCAGGCGGGCTGCGAGATTCGCAAGTCCGCGCTCGGCGTCGGTGCTGTCAATCTTGACATCCAACATGGTCAGAATCCTTGGAGCTTCTTGCGCGTCATGACCGGGCGGTCGCGTTTGATGAGGACGGCGCTGCCGGCGCCGCCGGTGGACTCGGCGGGATCGGCGGGCAGGCGAAACTTTCCATCGGCGATGCGGGAGAGCTGCTCGCGGACGTTCTTGGTCATGGCCTTGACCTTCTCGGGCAGGTCGGCCCCGCCGGAGCGGCTGTAGGCCAGCTCCTCGGCGAGGGTCAGGGTCCAGGCCTTGAGCAGGGCCAGGGCGCCGTCGGCGGTGACCGGCACGGCATAGCGGGCGGCGATCGCGCCGTCGATCTCGGCGGAGGCGGCGTCCAGGTCGGCGGTCATGAGGGACTCGTCGACGACGCCGGTTTCGTCGTCGCCGTACAGCGCGGCATAGGCGCGCCTGAGGCGGGAACTCAACTCGGCTGCTGTCGCGTATGCCATAGCGGGGAACTCAAGTTTAAGATTTCAGATTTCAGGTGGGGGAAGAGTCCGCCCTGGGGCGGCCGGAGATCCGGCCGCCCCGGGCGGGGATGGTCAGGCGAAGTTGCCGATCACGAGCTGCGGGGCGAACCCGACGGACGCGCCACGGTAGTGGAGGCCGTAGTGGTTCTCGTTGTGGTCCTTGACGCAGAGGTCGTGGTCCTGGTCATAGGCGACCAGCGGGTTGATCTCCCGCTGCTGGACCGCGACCGGCATGAAGCCGCGGTTCAGGCAGAGCAGGAACCAGTAGCCGGCGGCGGTGCCGACCAGCCGCGGGTTGACCTCCAGCTCGACCTCGTCCTGGTGGACGTTGCTGACGGCCACGCCGCCGGAGACGACGAGGCTCGCCTTGACGATCTGCCGGCCGGTCTTCTCGTTGCTCGGGCCGACCATGAGGTGCGTCGGCACCAGGCCGAGGGGCTCGCCGTCGGCGCCGAGGAACCCCATCATGAGGCTGCGCGCGGTCTCGTAGTTGGCCTCAGAGAGGGAATTGGTGGTCTTGTTGACCATGACGCCGCTCTTGCCGAGCCGCCGGGCGCTGGCGCCGCTGCTGGTCGAGATGTAGAAGGTCTTGTCGTCGACCCACAGCGCCGTCTGGTCGGTCAGGGCTTCGGTGCCCAGGCGCGGCCAGAGGTTGTTGGCGTTGATGCCGATGGCGCGGAAGACCGGCGGGTAGAGTCCGACCAGGTCGTCCTTGATGTTGTTGCGCTTGACGCGCTCGGTGTGCTCGAAGTCGCGGTTGATGACCTTCATCATCTTGCCGTCGAGATCGTTGATCAGGCGGGGGCCGACCCACTCGCGCATGGTGCCGGTGACCAGGATCGACGGATACGCCTCGAGGGCGCCCTTGCTCGGGACGACCATGCACCACTTCAGGTGGCTCTGGTCGGCCTGCGCCAGCCCCTCGTTGAGGGCCGTGTCGAACCCGGTGAACAACGAGTCCAGGTTTTCTCGGGTGAGGTCCATGGGATGCTTTCCTTTCTTGCCCGGCCGGGAAGCCCCCGGCCGATGCGGTTTTGACGGTTAGGCGGAGGCCATGATGTTCTGGGCCTTGAGGACGGCGATGATGGCGGCGAGGTCGACCTTGGCGGCGTTCAACTGGGTCGCGAACGTCTTGGCGTCGTTGATCAGCACCACGTTGAGCGCCTGCTGGAGGTTCAGCTCGGTGGCGAACGACTTGGCGTCGTTGATCAGCACCGTGTTCAGCGCCCGCTGTGTGGCCAGCTCGGTGGTGACCTCCTTGAGGTTGTTCTGCGCCACGCCGGCCAGGGTGGCCAGCTCGATGACCTTCTGGGCCAGGTCGCTGTCGTTCTGGAGCAGGACGGCCAACGCCGTGCTGGTGGTGTTCAGCTTGGCCGCCAACTGGGCGATGGCGGCGGTGGTCGGCGCGAGGTCGGCGCTGCCGGCGTTGGCCGAGTTGGTGATCGAGGCGATGGTGTCGTTGGCGGGATCGACTCCGCCGGAACTGTCGGTGATCGCCGCCGCCGGCGTCGCCGCGGCGACGGTGTCGTCGTGGGTGGCGTCCTTGCCGGTGCTGTCGGTCAGCGTGACCGGCGCGGCCTGGGCGGCGACGGTGCCGTCGGCGGTGCCGCCGCCGTTGTCGGTCAGGTTGGTCGTGTTGGTCTCGGCGGCGGGGGCGGTGTTGGCCGTGCCGGTCATCGCGGTGACGGTCAGCGCGTCGATGTTGGTCTCGGCGGCGGGAGCCGTGTTGGCCGTGCCCGTCATCGCGGTGAGGGTCAGGGCGGAGGTGGTCGGGGTGACCATGGCGGACTGGGAGGCGCTGCCGGCGTCATGCAGGGCCTGCGCGGCGGCGCGGGCGGGGGCACGGGTGTCGACGAACACACCGTCATCGTCCACGTCCACGACCAGGCCGGCGATCACCGCGTAGGTGCCGGGATCGGAGGACACGGTCTCGCTGTCCTCGACGTAGGCGACCGAGCCGCGGTCGGCGCGGGTGAAGGCGTTGGTGCTCGAGTTCGTGAGGCGGAACACGCCGTCCTTGATCTCGGCGGTTTCGGCGGTGTCGCGGACGGCTTCGAAGCGCCCGGCGACGGTCAGGCCGGTGGCGTCCTCGGCGTTGAGGCAGTCGCCCGAGGCGTCGAGGCACGCGAGATGACCCTCGGTGGCCGTCTCGCCAGAGGCGATGTCGAACACGGCGACCGGGGAGGTCGATTTGATTTCCGGAGTCTTGCTCATCTTCTTCCTCGTTGTTTTTGGGTTTCAGGAACCTGGTTGATGGGGTTGGTTGAGGTTGCGGCTACTTGCCGGCTTCGGCCTTGGCCTTCTTGGTGGCGAGGAAATCCGCCTCCTTGATGCCGATGAGCTTGCAGACCTCGCGGTCGGACGCGCTCAGGGCGACGGAGTCCGGGGCGGTCACATGGGTCCGGTCGATCCGGCCCTGGACAACCACCGGGGCGACGGCGAGGAACGCGCCGAGCGCAACGGAGTCCTGCTTCCTGGCCCACTCGAGCTGCGGCCCGTCGGTCAGCTTGCCGGCGGTGCGGCCCTGCTCGATGAGCTCGTCGCGCTTGCGGGTCTCGGCGGCCAGTTCGAGCGCGTCGACGCGGGTCTTGAGACCGTCTGCCTGGCGCGCCTTCTCGGCGAGGCCGAGGATGGCGCCCTGGGCGGCGTTCAGGTCGGCGTCGGCGCCCAGCGCGAGGGTATCGCGCACGGCGCCGAGGAACGAGTCCGCGGCGGACTTGACCTTGCGCAGGCCGGGCAGTTCGTTCTTGAGGGTTTCGATCTTTTCGACGACGCCTTCCGGCGCGTCCTGGTCCGCTCCGAGGGACAGGCTGTCCATCCCCAGGAGCCCGGCGAGAGCGGTGAGCAGCTTCTTCACGGACTTCTCCTTTGCGGGTTCGGTTTTCGGGTGGCGGTTGCGGGATATCTGATTCGCGCTGGCGGCGATGGCGTCGACCGCGCGGCCGATCTCGGCGAGGGTGAGGGTGCGGGGTTTCGTGTCGGCGGATGCGGCGATGGCGTCGAGGTTGTTGATGGCGGGCTCATTCTCGAATGCCACGCTGGTGATCCGGAGGCGGCCGTCGGCCAAGCCGCGCAGGACGGGGGAGAACCAGCGGAAGATGCCCTCGGCCATAAGGTCGCGGGCCAGGGGGACGTACTCGACGTTGACGGCCCAGAGGCCATCGTCACGCAGCTCCAGGTCGGCGTAGCCGAAGGTGCCGCGCCCGTAGGGTAGCAGGCGCAGGACTTCGGACTCGTCCACCCCAAACTTCTCGGCCAGGCGGTAGAGGAAGTGGCGGCTGTCCAGGGGAATCTTGCCGCCCTTCTCCTGGAAGTAGCCGACGATCTCCTGGAACATCTCCGGGGTGAAGTCGAGGACGATCCGCTCGTTGCCGTTGCGGGTGATCTCGGTGCGGCCGACCGGGAACAAACGCCAGGCGAACGGCACGCCGGAGGCGTCGCGCTCTATGGCCTGTGGCAGTCCGCCCGCCATCGCACCCAGGTCTTGCACGCCCAGCGCAACGGCGTTGCAGGCATCCGGCAGGGCCGCCGCAAGGGCGTTGCGAAATTCGCTGAATTTGCGGTTCTTCACTTGACTTTTCCTTCGGTGCGGGATAGGATGCGTACAGGAACCGTTGCGTCGTCCAAGGTAGTTAGGACGCCGGTGGCCCCGGTCGAGGCTGGGGAGCAAACGCCGGAAACGTCACGTGCAAGTCGTGGCTGCAACGGTTTTTTCATTTGGTCATGACCCCATTCAGTTCTGCGTGGACATCCCCGGGATAGTGAGCGGATACGATCTGCCAGCTCTCCCGGTCGCCACCGACGTTTTCCATGGTCGTGAATGCGCCTGTCTTCCTGTTCCACAGGTTCAGATAGGCGCGCTTCCCAACCATCTGGACCGACGGGCGCACGCCCGGCGAGAAGACCGTCTCGGCAATCGCCTGCTCGAACCGGCCATCGGCCAGCTCGGCGGCATGCCCTTTGGCCTGGTGCGCCAGTCCATAGCGACCGGCGGTTCCTGGCTCCAAGGCGATCTTGCCGGCCTTGATTCCGATGCCGTCGGCAATCTCCCGGGAGAGGTTCCCGAGGACGATCTTGTCGGCGCCGATCTTGCCGCTTTCCGCGAAGCCCGCAGCCTGGCGGCGGATGAATGCGGCCGCCGCCGCCGGATCGCCGGCGACGGGGATCGTCGCCGACGCTGCGGCGGAGGGAATGCATCGCACCCTGCAACCCGGATTCTCACGGGCGAACGAGGCCATGCGCTCGATGACGGCCTGGCGCATGGGGATGCTGCGCACGCGGCTCATGTCGCAGGTCTCGAACGCCTCCTTGACATCGAACACGAACCCGCTCTTGGGCGGGGTGATGGCGAGGGATCGGCCCTGGTGGACGACGGCGTACCCCTCGCGGCCGCGGCCCGTCTCCGGCTTGGCGTTGCCCACGCCGAGGGCCTTGGCCTCATCCTCGTCGCAGCCCTCAATGGTGCATCGGCAGCCGAACTCCCAGGGGGGAGTGTGCGTGTCCCAAAAGGGATGATCCTTGGGGAGGACGAGGTTGTGGAGGGCGGCGTGTCCGTCGCGGGCACGTCCGTCCTGGGTGGCGATGTAGCGGTAGTAGGGCTCGCGCTCGACCATGTCGGGATCGAGGTCGAACTCGCGGCGGCCGACGGCGGCGGCAATGGCGGCGTTCTGGCGGAGGACGAGGTTGAGGCGGGCCGTGGATGCGATGTTCGCAATGCCGCGGCGGGCCAGCCACTCCTCCTCGGAGACGCCTGCGGGCGGGGTCTTGGCACGGGCGACGTCGTCGGCCAGGCGCTGGGTCGGCGGGGGCTGCTTGCCGAGCCACTGCTTCACGGCGGTGCGGGCCTCGGCCAGGCCGATCTCGCCCTTGGTGTAGGCGTCGGAGACCTCGCGGAGTTTTTCGACCACGCGGGCCTCGGCGACCTTCGCCGAGAAAAAGCAATGGGCACGGACCTTGGGCGGGAAGTCCTTCGAGAGGGCCAGCTCCTTGCTGCCCATCTTCGTGGCTACGTTGGCGCGGCCGGCGAGCCACCGGTTTGCGGCGTCATAGGTGACGGGTCCATTGAGGGCTGTGGTCATCGGAGGGAAACCCTCCGTTGACGCCCGACCTGGGTTGGCCGTGCCGTTCTGATCCGCTGGGCCGAGTCGGCCATGCCGGTGGCCGCCGCCGCATAAGATGTGTCCTCGCCGGCCTTGGCCAGGTGGGAGGAGTCGAAATCGTCCAGGAAGTCTCCCGGGAACTTGTCGAACTGATCCAGGATGTCATCGTCGTCATCCTCGGAGATTGCGAATTCCGCGAGGCGGCCTGCGAACTTCGCACCCCATTTGTCCGCCCGCCCGGAGGCCTCGAACTCGGCGGCGGCGGCATCGGCCAGGACGTCGGTGTCCAGTTCCTCGGCGGCCAGCGGCAGGGAGCGGGAAGAGAACGGCATGGAGGCGGGGAGTTGCGGGCGACGGGTCAGCTTGAACCCGAACCGGTTGCTCATTTCCTCGGCATCCGCCTCAAGGCCAGCGGTATTGAGCTGGGACAAGGTCTCGGCCAGGGACTTGGTGTTTTCCGGGGGCTCGGAATGGAAGGTGAACACGGGAGCGGCGACGCCGTCGGCGAGGCGGAATTCCGCCCAGACGGCGACGAGCTGGGAGTTGACGGTGGTCGCCAGGGCGGTGCAGTCGCCCTCAAGGATATCCTGGCGGACCTGGGACTGGGCGCCGTTGTTGGACCAGCCGCCCTCGCCGGAGGTGCCGAGCTGGCCGAGCACGACCTTGGTGATGGCCTGGGCGAGATAGTCGAGCAGCTTGAAGTAGACGTCACCGGTGTTGTTGGCGGCTTGCAGCAGCTCGATCTCCATGGCCTTGGTGAAGAGGCCGCCGCCCGACGGGCCAAAATTCCGGATCAGGCTGCGCAGGACGTTGCGCTCGGTGGTCCAGCTCTCCTGGTCGACCTTGGCGACCACGAAGGGCATGCCGTAGCGCTCGATGAAGCTGAGCAGATCCTTGATGTTGATGTTGGCGAAGCAGTGCAGCCAGGCCAGCGGCCGGATGAGCCCGGCCCGAGCCACGTCCGGACCGCGCCGCCGCAGCCGGTGGATCACCAGCTTGCGGGGCGGCAGCTCGATTCCCTGGGGAGCGTCGCGGGTGATCAGCCGAGGCGTGGACAGGGAATCCCGGAACGAGAGGTGCCGCTGGTCGATGTATGCGAACCCGAGGATGGTGCCGCCCGGACCCCAGACGATCTCGGAGACGGCGAACCCGGGGAGCAGCGCCGAGAGCAGGTCGTTGAGCAGTTCGGAGAAGGAATCAATGCCCTCGTTCGGGTGGCCGGTTGCGGCCAGCTCGGCGGCGAGGAGCTCGGCGGCCTTGGCGGCGGCGGGGGTGTCGTCTCCGGGCTCGATCGTCCAGGGAATCCCCAGGACCGCCAGGCGGCGGGTCTGGATGGCCTGGGAGATGTCCCAGTTCTTCTCCTCAAGCTCGAAGGCGAGGCGGGATTGGTCGGCCAGATCGCCGGAGTTGGCCGCCGTCAGGATCGCGTCCACCTTGGTCGGGGTGAGGCCGCGCGACACGTCCGGGTCACGGCGGTCCGCCGGCTCGGCAATGCACGTGCGGCCCGTGGCCGGAGCGACGGCCGGAGCTTCGGGAATGGGCCTGCCTTGGGGATCGTACAGCATCAGTAGCTCCAGGCGGGTTGGCGGTCGGGATCGTCGGCGGCGGAGTTGTCGGGACCGCCGTCGGCGCGCGTCTCGTTGGCGGCGTTGGCGGGCTCGGCACGGCAGGGGCCGAGGTCGCCGGTGGCACCCGCGTGCCAGGCCAGGGCCAGTGCCCAGAACCTGTCTGAGTGCCCCCCCTTGCCCCGGTCGGCGGTGATGCGGATGTTGCCGGCGGCGGTGGTCTCCTTGCGGATGGCGCGCAGATCGGCGCGGATCTCGGGGCTGCACGGGATGCGCAGGTTGAGGTCCTCGAATGCGGCCTTGAGCGGGTACGCGAGCTCTTCCTTGACCGGACCGGTGAAGGTGACGGCCTCGACCTTGTAGGTCCCGAACTTCTGCTGGGCACGCTCGGCGAGCTGGCGACCGATGCCCGTGTTGTCGATGCAGCAGCGGCGGACCTTGGGCAGGGCGAGGATCGGATAGAGCTCGGCCTCCTGGGCGTCGAAGGTCTCGTTCTTCATGGTGACGACCTTGCGGGTCAATCCGCGCCCGGCAGCCTTCTCGATCACCCAGATGACCGTCAGGTCATGGGTGCGGCCGATGTCCACGCCCACATGGAGCGGGTTTGCGCACGCGGCGAGCTCGGCCAAAGTGGCCTCCCAGGAAAAGCCGGTGCCATACTCGCACGCGGCGATCTGATCGTAGGACAGGAACGCTCCGGCATCGTCGGCCGGGGCGCACATGTACTCCTGGAGAAAACTCTCCTCGTCGGCGCAGCCGGAGCGGATGAAGTCGAAGTAGGCGGCCTCGTCCATCTCCTGGCGGGGATCGTCGGGCGGCAGTTTGGCCTGGAGCTTGAACAGGAATCCTTGGTCTAGCGCGTCCTGGAGGGTGACGCGGTGGAGGCTGAACGCCTTCTTGTTCCCGCGCTCGCGAATCTCGCGGACCAGCTCGTTGAAGTAGTTGGCGCTGCCCCGGTGCGTGGAGACGATCTCAAGCTGGCCGCCCCAGGTGATGCCCGGATAGGCGATGGTGTAGAGCTTGCGGGGATCGGGATGGAGGGCGAACTCGTCGAGGACGCGGTCGCCGCGCTTGCCCGCCTGGGCGTCGGCGTTCGAACTCATGGAGTGGATGCGCAGGCCGTTGGCCAGGGCCAGGATGAACGCGGAGTTCCCCTGATCGTCGACCACCCGCTCTCCCAGGTCCTTGCCGCCCGCATGCAGGATGGCGGCAAAGGCCTTGCTGTCTTCAAGAAACAGCCTTGCCTGGGTCTCGTCGCGGCTGGACACCCATGCGTCCAGGACGGCCCCCTTGCGGGCCTTGCGGCGGACGAGCGCATAGGCGGTGGCCCAGGAGATGCCGATCTGGCGCGCCTTCTCCATGAGCTTGAGGCGGGAATCGTCCAGCACCCAGCGCTCCTGGTAGGGCAGGAGCAGCGCGTCCCGTGTCGGGTAGACCTTGCAGCGCCCCGCGAACTTCGCGGGAACATGGGCGGGGCGGATGTTGGTGACGGTATCCATCAGAGCAGCTTCGCCTTGTGTTCGATCTCCTCAATGGCCTCGTCGGAAAGCCCGCCGGAGGAACGCTTCCCGCCGGTGAGATTGGAAATGGTGACCGACAGCTCGGCGATCTTGGCCAGGAGCAGGGCGCGTTCCTTCTCCCACTCGCGGGAGACGGCGTCCTTGAGGACCTTGCCGAGGGAGGCGAGGTCGCGGGGGGCGAGCTCGCCGTGCTTGATCTGGTCCATGGCCTTGCGGACGAGCTCGTAGGCGGCGACATCGGTCATGTCGCGCAGGCCTCCGTCGGCATTGATCATCGCCGCCGCCATGCGGTCGCGGTCGGATTCGTCGGCCCAGGCCCGGCGACGCTCGCAAAACTCCGCGAACTCCGCGGACTCGCGGTAGGCGCCGAAGGTGGAGTTGTGCAGCTCAATGCCCTGGCACGCGGCGGCGATCTCGGCGTCGGCCCGGATCGCATCGTAGGTCGCGCCGTCGTCGAGCAGCTCGCAGATCCGGAGGCGGATCCCCGCCGGAAGCCTGGTGATGTTGTTGCGCGGACGTGCCATTACCATTTCCCCGAGTGGGCGTTGAGTTGACTGAGGGCGGTCGGCGCGTGGGACACCATGAACGTGGCCGGGAAATTCGGCTCCGCGTCGATGGCGACCAGGCGCACCTGGCGGCGGGCTTCGGCTACCGACTCGGGCGTGTGGTGGCGCCAGGCATACAGCCAGCCGCCGGCGCGCACGCCGCTGTAGTTGGTGTTGCGGCGGGACCAGGAGACGCCCATGTCCTGCTGGAAGTCGAGGTACAGCCAGTCGCAGGTGGCGCGGTCGAACAGCTCAGCCTCGTAGGCGGCATCGTGGAAGACGCCCGGGATCAGGTCGCGTCCGCTGTACGGGTCGCCGACCGCCGTCCATGCCGCGCGCGGCTTGCTGTTCCCGTCCGTCAAATAGCCGGGCTCGAGCAACACCGACTGGCCACGATCCAGGAGATCGAAGCGCAGCGGCGATAGGCACATCATCCAGTAGCGACCATCCTCTTCGTCCCAGGTCGGGGCGAAGAGGGGCGTGCCGCGGATCGCCCAGCGCTTGAGCGGAGCGTCGTGAGGGACGTAGTGGCGGCGGGCTGGGGTGGTCACTTCTTCTTCTCCATGAGCTTCTTGGCGGCCTTGGTCCCGGCCTCGATAGCCTTCTTGCGGTCTTCCTCGGGCACCTTCTCCCAGGTCGTCTTTCCCCAGGCGAACGCACCCTTGAACCAGGTCAGGAACTTGTTCATTTCAGGCTGGCCCCCGAGAGGTTGATGTCCAGGATGTCGACGACCTTGCTGTCGCCCTCGCTCCAGAAGGACCAGCCCGTGTCCTCGCCGTACTGCACGGCGGCAAGCTCGCCGGTGGCGTGGTACTCGGCCCGCCATGAGGTGCGCGTGCGGCATCCCTGGAGGGCGGCCATGGCCAGCAGCAGCGCCGCCGCCAGGAGCAGGGCGCAGGCGAGGCGGCAATAGGGGTCGGCGGCCGCCATCCACGTGAAGGGAGTCGTGGGCCTCAGCGGGAACGGGCGCATGAGGCACCTCCCCTCGGGCCGCCGGAGCAAACGGCCGGTTGTGGACCACGATGGCCGCCCGGAGCAAAAGCGGGGCGGCCGCCGACCGAAGTCGTGAAGAGCATGAAGATGGTGAAGGTCACAGCCAGGATCATCAGCGCCTGGCGGCCCCAGAGGTACACGTCCAGCTTGACCTCGCGGTTGATCTGGTTCAGGCCGGCCGCCGTAATCCGGCGGTAGGCGCCGTTCGAGTCGGGAATGTTCTCGACGTACCCGTTGATCAGCAGGTTGCCCCATTCCTCGGCCACCTGGTCCCGCGTGACGCGCAGGAACGGCAGGCGGTAGAACCGCATCAGGTCGTCCAGGCTCAGGGGAATGCCCGGCGTGTAGTACACATGGGCCTCCAGGATCGCCTGGCGCAGCTCGTAGATCCGGTCGTCTCGCATGGTCAGTTGCCTCCGTGGATGGTCCGGTTGTCGCGGTGGCGCTCGAAGTTGCCGGCCACGTCCTTGAGCCAGTTCTTGCAGTTGGAGAGGTCGGCCCGCTGTGCCTCGGAGGTGGCTGCATATTGATCCAGCTTCGCGCTCATCCGACGCATCTCGCCGGTGATGTTCTGCAACTCGGTGAGGATGCGCTGCGACTGGTCGGCGGAGAGGTGATCCGCAACGTCCGACTCAAGGATGCCGAGCCGTGTGTCGGTGACCTCGGACCGGTCGGCGGCGACATGCTTCTCGACCGCCGCCAGGCGCTTGTCCCGAACCTGGGCTATCTCCGCCTCAAGCCGGTCCATCCGCTCGATCATCCGCTGGAAAAGGAAGTACGCCACCGCCGCGACCAGTCCGCCGGCGCCGGTGCCGCTCAGCAGCCCAACAAAAACCGAACCATCCATCGCCTTCCCCTTCGTTTAGCCGTCCTGCTTGCGCCGCAGCCGACGCGACGCAGCAGGCCGGTGGGCACTTTGGCCCTACACTAAAGGAGAGCTGGATAACATGTTTTTAGATGTACATGTTTATGGGCAACGAGTTATGAGTAACATTTTGCCCAAATAGGCATAACATAAAAAAGCCGCCCCGGCAGGGGGCGGCGATGGGGAAGGGAGGATGATCGTCAGAGGCTACGCGGATTGTAGCCTAGGCTGCGCGAAATGTAGCGGGGGCGTCACGGCAAAAAAAAGGCCGACCGGGTTTGATCCCGGTCGGCCTTTTCCGTGTGGGGGCACACGGGAGGGGGCGGGCTAGTCTTTCGGCCACTTGGCCTCGGGTGGACTCGACTGCGCGATAGTTACCTTGCAAAAGCTCGTCGGCGGAATGCAAACGATCTTCACCGCGCCTGGCGGCATCCGGCGCTGAATCCCGTCGATCACTTGATCCAACAGGCCGATGAACTCACGGTCAGACTTGGCCTGGCCTTCCTCGTATGCCTTCACCGCCCCGAGAATCCGGCGTACCTCCAACTGTTCAAGCACGTATTCCGCGCTCAGTTGACCGTATTCGACCTCCGCCTTCCTCAACAGTCCAAGCCCCTCAAGCCGATGCTCCAAAGGCCCCTTGCTCCGCCGTGCTCCCATGGCTATCCTCCGGTTCAGGTTGAGGCACAATATACCCGAACTCAAGGCGGACGCAACCTCACCCCTTACCCTTCTTCCCTCCGGGGGCCGGGGTCTCTGCGGCCTGGGGGAGAGGGGGCGCGGATGGCGTCTGCGACTTGGCACGCGAAGACGCGATCTTCAATAGCTCGTCCTTCTGCTCCTGCGTCAACGCCTTCCAGTACATGAGCATATACAGCAATGACCCATCTTCCCCGATCCAGTCAACCGTCTTATGGCACATCCCAATCCATGCGGGATTTTCCGTCAAATTCATCTGACCAATAATCTTGGCATTCATTTGGTTTACCTCATCCTCAGTCAATCCGAGCAGGTCGACTATCTCCCGTGTTCGCTCTGGCGGCATGCTCTCAACCCCCCTAAGCTGCTTCGACAACACGGATGGAGTAATACCCAGCCGTGAGGCGATTGCTTCTTGCGTGAAGCCTTTTTCCTTAATAGCCGACCGCAGAGCCTTTAGAAGCCCCTCCGAGCTCTTGTCGATTGTCTTCATGGCTTAGGTCTCCTGGCTGGCAATGTATCTCCCCTGAAGAAAAATGCAACTTTTTTGAAAATCCGGCTTGCATTGGGGAACTTTCGGAAATATTATGGACATGTCAGGCGATTTCGGCAACAAGGAGGCCCCGATGTCGGCACGGAAAACCAACCAAAGAGGAGCAGGGACGATGAAGCAGGAAGCGAAGGAAAGGACGGAGGGAACCATGACCGAGGCGCTGACGGTGTTCGACTTCCGCGGCCGTCCGGTGCGGACGGTGGAATCCGCCGACGGAGAGACCTTCTGGATCGTCAAGGACGTGTGCGACATTCTGGGCATTGGCAACGCCAGTGATGTGATCCGCGCGCTTGAGCCCAGCGAGCTGGCCTCGATTAAAACGAGGTCAGGTTCCCAAATGAGGCCAATGAACGCCGTCAACGAGAGCGGCCTCTACGCCTTGATCATGCGGAGCCGGAAGCCAGATGCCCGCGACTTCCGCAAGTGGGTCACCTCCGAAGTCCTGCCTTCTATCCGCAGGCATGGCGGATACATCAGCAAGCACGCCTCCGCCGACCAGGTTGCCGCCTTGATCGAAGATCATGCCCGCGAGCGGCAGGCCTTGTTCGCGACGGTTGGTGAACAAAGCATTGAGCTTTCCGAACTGAAGGCTGAACGCCGGAGGGCACGCGAAGCGCTTGCCTTGATGCGCCCGGTCTGCGATTTCGGCGAAATCTCCCCCCGCAACAACCTCCCCCGTACCAAGTTCCGTCGCTCGACCTTCTGCTCTACCCAGGCCAACCTCGGGACCATCGCTCAGGCCGTTCAACTCCTACTGCCTTTTCTCCAGACTATCGAGCCGGAGGAGTCCCCGCGATGACGACGCTCCGGACCAAGGTTGCTACGTCGGCCGACAAGCTATTCCCGCCGACGTACCCCGTCGCGCAGATCTTTAACTTTATCAACGAGGTAGCGCGGCTTTCCACCCCCAAAACCGGAGAAGGAGACGGAGCGATGAAGAGGAGCAAGAACGAGGTGACGATGCAGGAGACGCAGGATCAGTTGCTGGAGAGCGTCGGGATTCCCTGCCCGGCTGATCCCGCCTATGTGAGGGCGATGTTCCTCCTGACGGCGCTCCTGAGGCTGGGGCGCCTGTACGACGCTGTGCATCCGCAGCCGACCCCCGAGGAGATGTCCAGCTGGAATGAGGATCAACTCTTGGCCTTCAACCACATTGAATACTTCGCCAACGAGGAGCGCAAGAAGTGGCTGGCGAAGAACCCGTCCCCCATGGATCTGCACGAGAAGCAAAAGGATCAGGTGGTCGGCGATTTCCAGCAATTGATCGAGGAGTTCAACGCCAAGGGCAGGACGCACACGGATCGGCAACTGGACAACAGGATGCTCGACATACTGGCCGAGATGGTCAAGCGCAGCAGGAGCCTCAAGAGGCAGGCGCGCAGAAAGGCACGATCATGACGACGCTTCGCCCGACGGTATTCATTGGCGACGCGCGCATGTCGCGCGCGATGGATCCTGCGCAGCAACCTGGCGGGGTGTCTCGGCCGTATGGCTGCCGTCGTCACCTGCGGATATCGCAACGTCGTCGTCGGATCGAGGCGACGAAGTGGGTGCTGTTCGCGATCGCCATGGTCATCGCCCTCGGCCCAGCCGCAGTCGCGGTCTGGGCCTGGGGACAATACTTCGGAGCCTGGTGATGTGCAGGATCAGTCAAGCCAATCTCAAGACCGAAACCCAAAAGGAGAGGAGCGAGAGAATGAAAAAGGTTAAGGCGGAGAGGAAGCCGGATCTACGGGGTCCGGTTGTACAGGCGCGCACGATAAAGGAAGGAACCAGCGGAAAGGGCCCGGTGCTTTCAACCATCGCCGTTCTTTTTGACACCGAAGGAAAGCCTCTGCAAAAGATCACGCGGCACATTCACCTTTGCCCGCAGTGCTCTACCACAGTGACTTATCGCCCCCTTGGGCCCCGGGGATGACCTGCGAATCACGCTTCAACTTGGAGACTTCCATGGCAAGATCGCGAATCATGGTGAGGATGGTGGCCAGGCCCTCCTTGTCCATTCCCTTGCCATGTCCCAGGCCGGCAATCGCCTGTTCGCACTTTTCCGCGACTTTTCTGGCATTGTTCATGATTCTCTCCCTTTTTTCATTGGCTCCGGACGCATCCCAAACCCTATCCCGGATCATCGCCCCATGCAAGTGAGCGAACACAAAACCCAAGGAACCCAGGCAGGTAGCTGCGGACAGCCCTGCGAGGTGTGGTCACGTTGCTGCGGATATTTTCGCCCCATCTCCAACTGGAACCAGGGGAAGAAAGAGGAGTTCAAGGAACGGAAACCATTCAGGCCGCCAGCGGGACCGGCGAAGAAGGGAGCAGGGAATGGAAAGATGGAGTGAGGCGGTGGATCCCGATTCCCCCGACCGCATCTGCATGCGAGACGAGGAGGACAGGCATTACCGCCGCATGACTGCGGAGGTAATGCTTCGGAAAGTTGAATGTGACTTTGAGAAAAAATGGCCGCGAAAGTATCTAACCTATCTTGCCTGGAAGAAGAACCCTGGACAGTCGAAGAACAAGTTGGCAAGGCGTCTGAAAATCAGCCACATGACAGTCTGGCGTCATATCCGGGATTTCAACGACTACGCGCATAGCAGGTCGATCAACAGGAGGAAGACGGCATGAACAGCGATGGAGATAGGATTTTGGTGGCCATGTTTTCAATTCCGGCCCCGGCCTGGAGAACCTTGCGTCACTTGGCCACCAAGGACGAGGTCAAGGTCGAAGTGACGGGACTAAGGCTTTTGTGCATTCCCCGCCAAAATGTTGATCGCGCCAAGGTTTTAGGCAACGTCGCTGTCGTGGTAAACAGGAAGAGGCAGGCGAAAGGATGCAGAATCTTTTGGCGTGGCCATGAATTTTGCGGTGCCGATGTCATCGAAGCCACGGATTCCCTGCTTGAAAGCAACAATCCCTTGAACCGATCGAGGGAAATCCGGTGGGACGGTGATTCCGCCTGGCGTCTGCTGCGCACCCTGGCGCGTGGCGAAGGCGCTCTCTGGATCATCGCGCGGAACAAGGGCCTGCTGGGGAAACCTGCGGACATGGGCGAAGTGGAGCTGACGATCCGGCCGGGAATGACCGGCTGCATCATTGTCTGGAACGGGGAGCGTTACCCTGGGAGCGACGTGACCGAGGCCGCCGCCAACCTGCGCCATCGGCTCAAATGCCTGGCGAAGCTGATCCAGCCGAAGGGGCATGCGGCATGACCAACAACCATTCAACCGCGCTGACCGAGGACATGGATATGATCCGTGACCGTCTCGAAGACCACTGCGACAGCCTGGAGATCTCCGCGATCGGCGACTCCCTGATCTCGGTGTCGGCGACGGTGAATATGGTGGTGAGCCCCGCCTACGGATGCGCGGTGATGCATCCCCAGGTAGCGGCCGAGGTCGGCCGGTTCTACCGAGAAGACGGAAGCCTCGGAGAAAACCGCATCCTGATCCGCCTGGCCAGCGGACGCAAGGCAAGCATCAAGCTGACCCCCGGCACGGTTGTTGCAAAGCCCGTGCAACTGCGCTTCACCCCGACGCCCCAGGAGATCGAGGATAGCATCCGGGCCACGGTACCGGTCGGCCAGTATTGCCCGCCGGCTGCGGCCGGCAAGGAACTGTCCCAACCAACCCTTTTATAAGGAGCAGGAGCCATGCAGAGGAAAATGAAGACAGCGATGGACCCCGTGACCGAGGCAGACGAACTCATGATGGAGATCGCCAAGCTGGAGATTTCTCTGGCGCGCAAGGCGGCCGCCATCGAGGAGCGGATCGCCGCGCTCAAGGACGGCCATGTCTCCGGATCCGCGGATGCCATCGCCAGGCTGGAGGACGCCCAGGCCGGTCTCAACGATCGCATCGGCAAGATCTTCGGCAAGGAGCCTCCGCGCAGCCGCACCTGTCCGGCCGGCCGCTACGGCATCCACCGGGTGGCCCGGCTCAAGATCGTCAACCCCGCCAAGGTCATCAGCTTCGCCAGGCAGACCAGCCTGCCGCTGTTCACCACCGTCGAGCGCGTGGACAAGCAGGCGATCCGCGCCGCCATCAAGGACGGCTGGCGCGTGCCCGGGGCAATCCTCTCCGTCCAGGACACCCCGTGGCACAAGGTCGACCGGGGCATGACCGACGACGCCGCCCAGTCCAGGACCATCGCCAAGGCCGGCAACGGCCATAGCCGGAGGGCCGTGGCATGACCCGTGAACAGGAAATGGAATTTCTCCGGACGCTGCACAAGCTGAGCGTCGAGTCCGAGCAGCTCCGGCTGGGCGAGGTCGACGCCCTGAATGCCGTCGCCCTTGCGGCCATCATTGCCCGCAACCTCGAAGACAACCGGATCATCGCCGACATCGCCGGCGCAACCACGGAGCAAGGGTGACATGAGCAAGAGCATGAACGACCTGAGGGGGATGCTGGCCATGCAGGTCATGGAGGCGTCCAAGCGCGTCGAGGCGCATGACCGGGAAGAGGCCGAGCGCCGCAAGGAGGCCAAGGCCAAGCGCGCCGCCCTGGCGAAGAAGATCGGCGAGCTGCGCGGCATGTACGAGTCCGGCGCCATCCAGGAGGATTTGCTGTGAACAGAAAAGTTCATGCCAACAAACCTCGCGGATGCATCAATGGGATGAAGGAACGACTGCGTGGCTATGAACGAATGGCGTCGATCGCCCAAGGCAAAGACAACTTTGACCAAACGATCGAGGCTATTTGCATGGCTGTTTCAAGGGAATGCTTCACGAACGCAAAGGATTGGTTGGAATGGGCGCAGCTTTCCTTGGATCGAAATCCGAAAGAGTGCTACATGCTGCGCCGTCTTGGTGAATACCTCATGACCACTGCCAGCGATTACAAGGAATTGGTCGATTTTTCCCGAACCGTCAGGTTCTTTTCGAGGAGGGTTATTCATGCGAAAAAGCAATAAATCAATGTCAATCCCCGTGGCAACGGTCGACGAGCGTAACTCCAATGACCTTGACCAACTGTCAAACATCTATACCTCCATCGACACTCTCGCCACCGGAACACAATTTCACAAGGCGATCATCGTATCCACCGCCAGGGAAAGCACCACGCAAAAGGCATGGATGAAATGGGGAACGGAACTCGGGTTGTCGAAGGTTGAGCTGCATCAACAGAAGATGATCGGCGATGTCGTGATTGCCGGTTGCGGGAGGATGGATAATTTGGGAACCCAAATTGGAAATAATTTGGTATCCCTAATTATTTCGAGATTTGCAACCACTGCCAGGGACAAGCTGATCAGGCTCTACCGCCTGCTTGATGGCGGCCCCGAGTCGATGATTGCATTCCTGGAAACCAATGACCTGTCGCTTCTCACCCGCGAAGAAGTTGGCGTTGCTGTGGATGAGTGGATTGCCAGCAACGGAATGAAGAAGAAAAAGGCTGGACGCAAGAAGGCGAACAAGGAACCTGCTGGCGACCTGTCTGGATTTCATGCCCCAATACTTCCCCTTCCTGATCTGGCCAGCGAAGCCGCCGGCATGTACATGGATGCCGGGAAGATAAAGGAGGCCGCCAACACCAGGGAAATGGATCCCGTTGTTTGTCTCAAAGCGGGCGTCGCCTTCCTGCAGATTGGATTCGAGATGCTGGAGTCCGCCCCGCCTTCACTGTTTAATGGAAACGGATTTGCCAAGACGCTTCGGGAGATGGCGGATTTTTCTTCATCAATCCATAAATAGCGGATTCCCATGCCAATTTTCAGCCTTATAGATTTTGGAAATACCGCCCCGGTTTTGCCGATTGTTCGGCAAGAATGCACCGTCGTCAACTTTGAGTCGGAGGCTGTTGTTCGCGAGGCGGCAGAAAAGCCTACCGCCGCCCTAACGGATGGGCAACGCAAGGTCATGCTGGAACGGCTCAAGTTCTGCCGCACGATATGGGAGATGAGCAGGCAGGGGATGCCGCAGGAGGAAGCCATCACTCTCGTCTCCGCCCGTGTAGATGAGTATCCGCTTCTTTCCTCCCGCGGCCGCCGTGGCGGCATCACTGCGCTGAAGCCACACAACTACCGAGGCTGGATGCGGCGCCTTGGCAAGCGTCGCGGAAAACCGAACTGGGCCAACGCCAACGCCCTTGCCGACCTCTATGGGAAGAACATCCGCGGTGCCGCAGGAGCACCGATCTTCTGGAAAATCTTCAACGGGATATACGAGACCAGGCAGCAACTCAGCATTCGTGAGTCATATCGCCGCGCCATCAAGTCCATGCAGAGGGAAAAACTTTCCGGATTGCAATGCCCCAGCGAACGCCAGGTGCGGTATTGGCTGGAAAACTATGCGGATCACGGTGCCATCGAACTCGCCAGGAAAGGCGAGAAGTACGCCGACGACCGAATCCTTGGATACATCCGGAGAGATTGGTCTCAGGTGCCTCCCAACTGTGCATTGTTTGGCGACCACCATCAATTCGACTGCATGGTCAAGGTCCCCGGGGAGAGGCCAGGAGAATGGAAATCAGTCCGTCCGTGGATCACTGCCTGGATGGACGCCCGCAGCCACTACTTTGCCGGATATGTAATCCGTACCGAAGATCCAAGCCATGTCCCAATCGTCTTCTCGCTTGCCTACGCAATACTCGAAGCAAAGACTCCGCCGGAATACCTATATTTTGACAACGGCAAGGATTACCTGAAGACGGGATTCACCGAGCCATTCATTCCGCGTGGCACGGAAAACCAGATATCCGTTGCCGGCAACCTCGGAATCAAGACCATCAACAGCCTGCCATATCGCGCCAGGGCAAAGGTCATCGAACGCCTGTTCAGGGAAATCTGCTGCCGTTTCTCAAAGACCTTCGGGCACTACCTTGGAAGCTGCCCAGGTGACCGCCCAGAATCCTCAAAGTTTTTTCACGACAACCCGCAATATCTGCCAACTATTCAGGAGTTTATCGAACTGTTCTCGAAGTTCCTCTCCGAAGACTACCACAGCCGTCCGCAGGATGGCAACGCCCTGGACGGCAAGAGTCCCGCAGAAATGTGGGCTACGCGCCCGGAAGGCAGGAAGATTGACGAGCGCGATCTGTGGCTTGACTGCATGATCCCGTACACAGAAAATTGCCCGAAGGTCGGGCGCGGTGCCGGCATCCGGGTGGATGGCTCGGAATACCGTTCCGACGCACTCTGGAAGTACCGTGATAAATGCGTCATGGTCAAGTTAGATGTCCTCGGCGGAGGACCTCCGCACGCCTTCGATCTTGAGGGACGCCACATCTGCCAATTAGAACAACCGCCGATGGTGCCAGCCATCGCCACCACCGACGCCGACCGCAAGATGATTTCAGACGGCATGCGAGAACAGCGGATGCAGAAGAAAGCCCTTCGGGAAAGGTTGATGGCGGATACCGGTGGCCTTCACCTTCTCGACGCCAACACCATCGAAACCTTCGATCCAAGCCAGCCGTTCGAGATCGTAAAGGTCGGCCATGGCCCAGGAGCAGTCAAGGCAGGCGGGCACAACTTCTCCCTTCACGTGGTGAAGACCGGCGGGTTCCCGGCGCAGGCTGCGGCCGGCGATCCGGATGAACGCGAACTGACCGCCGGAGAAGCCAGGCAGGTCAAGCTCCTGGAGTTTGGCCAGGCACAGCAGAATGAAGACACGGAGCCGGCGGCCGATGCCGAAAGCATCGCCGCCTTTCATTCTTTCCTAACCACCAAGGCAAGGAGCAAGGACGATGACGACCAGGACGGCAGGATCGGCAACTTCTGATCGGGCGCACACTGAGGAAAACCCTGCGCCGGAAGGCGGCATGAGTCGCGATGTCGTGAACATCGGTCTCAACATCTTCAAGAACGGGATCAAGGACTACTCCGAGCCGGAGCGCGAGCTGCTCGAATGGCTGTGGGGCTACACCTTCGACGAGCTTGCCGGATCGAAGTCGGCCCTCTGCACGGCCGTCGGCTACGACTGGACTGTCCTCTTCAAGATCTTTACCGGCCGTTACGAGGCTGGCCTGGAGCGCTTTTGCGAGTCGGTCGCCAACCTGCGCAAGCGGTCCGAGGCGGGCGGAGCAAGGTTTGTCCAGACCGTCGTCACCGAACGGATCGTCGAGGCGCTCGACTACGCCAAGGACTCCCAGGCCATGGTCGCGGTCACCGGGCCGACCGGACGCAGCAAGACCCACACCGCCCAATGGTGGGCCAAGCACAACAATCACGGCCGCGCCCGGTACCTGCGCATCCCCTCTGGCTGCACCCGCCGCACCATGGTCCAGCTCCTTTGCCGCTCGTGCGGCATCGGCATCAACGGCAAGAAGACCTCGGATCTCGAAGCCCGACTGTTCAAGGCATTCGACTTCCGCAACACGATCATAATCGACGAGGCTGGCCACCTGCTCCCCAGGTGCGGCACCGGCGTCAGCGCCATCGAGTTTGTCCGGGACATCCACGACATCTGCGGATGCGGAGTCGCCCTGGTCTTCACCAACGTCTATCTGGAGGAGTTCCGTCACGGTCGCCTGGCCGCCTACTTCGAGCAATACCTGGGGCGGATCAAGTTCACCGTGACCATTCCCCAGGAGGTTCTGCGCGACGAGGTCTCCGCCGTCGTCCGCGCCTACCGCGGGGACCCTCCCGAGAAGCTGCTGTCCCTCGCGACCAAGCTGGCGCGCGGCCGAGATGGACGACTCCGCACCCTTTTCGAAGATCTCCAACGCGCCAAGGACTGGGCCACCAGGCACGGCCGGGATCTCGGCTACGAGGATCTCAAGGTCGCCAGCGACTGGCGCCTGTCCGGCGGCATCTGGCCCACGGAGTAGCCAATGAGTCATAAACAGTCTCTGCCGGATTCCGCAGCCGAGAAGGATCGCATCCATCTGTTGCACGAGGCCATCTGCCGATGCGTTACATGCAGGGGAACAACCGACAAGACCAAACTTTGCCGCGTCTGCGCCGCCAACGAACACGAAATTGAGAAGTTGGTGAATGCCGGACGCGACGCCGTTTCTGAGTAGCCATCTTTTTCCACAAGATATATTATAGAAAGAACTGGGATGGTAGTTCAACTGGAACAGAACGTTGAAACAAATTCCTGGGCGCCAGCAAAAGCTACTCCCGGGTGGAAACAAAAATGCAGGTTCGATTCCTGCCCATCCCGCCTTACAGCTCATGCTTGACCACCAATCCATTGCCCGCGTGAAGATGGCCCAGCGCGACGCCGGCCTTGATGATGCAGCGTACCGCCAACTGCTGCTCGACCAGGCTGGCGTCACGTCGTGCAAGGATCTGGCTCCTGACCAGGTGGAGGCGGTGATCGAGGCCATCAAGGCGGCGGCGGGAGAGCGCAAGGGGTGGTCAATGCGCCAGGTGCAGACCTTCCGTCGGTATGCCCGGCTGGCCGGTCTCGACACGCCCAAGGCCTGGCGCGTGTGGCTCATGGAGCAGAGGCACATCACAAGTGAGCAATCACCGTACCTCGGTCAATCCGATTTCGACCAGGCGATGTCCGACCTTGAGCAGCTCATTGAAGACAACCTGTCCTCTTCCAAGCTCAAAAACCCCACCTACTGGCGGGACAAGCTCCCGGCCCCTGGTCGCATCTCTAGCCGGGAACGTCACCTGATCGATTCTCTCTGGTCTGAACTGGTCGGCTATCTCCCGGAAGAGCATCGTGCAGAAGCTTATCTGCTAGGCATCGCCGCCCAGGCCGCCCGCAAGCACCTGGATTCCCTGGACAAACTCAAGGCCATGGAAGCCCTGAAGGTCATCGAAGCCCTCAAGTACAAGCTCAACCACGAGCAGGCCAGCCTGGCCGCCTCGGTTCCATTCTAGGATCAACAATGCCAGCCAAGTGCTCTGAAATCATCCTGCCGTCTCCTGCCGACAACCATGCCGATGACGCCGCCCTGACTGAAATCGTCATTGAGCTGAGGCGCGCCAGGTCTAAATTCCCTGGCAATGACCGTCTCTTCAAGGCGCTGGTTGAAGAAGTCGGAGAGTTGGCCAAGGCAATGCTGGAAGGGGGAAACATCCGCGAAGAGGCCACTCACGTGGCGTGCGTTGCCATCCGCATCATGACCGAAGGCGAAAGGGTTGGTTGAAATGCCTTGCGTCAGGTTCGGCAATGCCATCCTTTGCGGGCCGCGGATATACCGCTGGCGGGGGTGGCTTTTTGAGATCCACAGCTATCACGGGCCATGGCCACTGCGCAAGCGGGACGGTGATCCCATGCGCCGTATACCGTCCAAGTTTTGGGACGCCATGGATGCCTGGTCACATGTACCGAACAAGGCGGCGTTCAGGGTGGTATGAGATGAAGGTCTACATCAGCGGTCCGATTACCGGATGTCCTGGTTTTCGTCGAACGTTCTCGGCGCACCGCAAAGCGTTGATGGCTGAAGGCCATGTCGTTCTCGACCCGTCTCGCCATCCCGATGGCCTGACCTATGCCGAGTACCTGGACATCGACATGGCCATGATCCGGGCATGCGACGCCGTCGCGAGGATGGAGGGGTGGATGGATTCCCCAGGGGCCAGGGCGGAAGTCGCCTATGCCGAATGCCTGGGGAAGGCGCTGATCGACCTTCCCTTGTTTTACCTGAAACGTTCGGTGGTGCAACGCCACCGCAAAGGCGTTGCAGACGCCTAG